ATAATTTGCAGCCACGTAATTGTGTGCGTGGGCGCAGCTCTCAAAGTTACCAACATATAAACTATCTTTAGGATCAGCACTGAAGTAAATCACACATACAAATTCAAACATCCTTATTACCTTCTATTTCGTTATATCTCTTAATAAAGTTAATGTCTTCATTGTCGAGCATATAACCTTTAACATCATCCCACTTCACACTACTATCATAGACAATCCGTCTCAAGTTACCACGGATGCCAGGATAGGCGGACCTGGGTCTCATCTCTACATAACCTAACTTCATCAGCTTTTGTAGATGGTATTGTATAGTTGGGTAGGTTACTTTTAGCTTCTCTGCTAATGTCCGGATCCCAACGATACTAAATCCTTGTTTGTTACAGTATGCTGCTAATATGGATAATACTCTCAAGTTACCTGGTGTCACTTTCTGATCGAGTACTGCTTTGAATGGTATCACTACAAAATGTCTGTGATCCTTATTCCTTAGCTTTTGTATCTTTATCGATTCAGGTATCTTATATTCCATAGTTTAAACAGAGGGGCATTCTTTTTGTATGTTTAAAAAAATAGAATTGCTACGTTCTCTTTCCCCTCTGTATTACTAGTATATCTGAAAGATAGTCAAGTGCAAGTACCACACCGTAACTTTATTTAGTGTGTGGAAACCACCGGAAACTATTTCCGCTAGTTGATTTAAACTTTGAATATGTTAATATGAATATACGGGGCCATTACCCAGCCCTCCCGTCGGTAGATAGTGACCAAGGGAATAAACGTGTTTAACCGCAGAGATCTCTCCTAACTAAGTAGTTTATAAAGGTATCGGGAATCGTGGAAGCGGGCGTATAGCTTACTAGATAAACGAGAACTATCCATCTAACGATGTTACTGATAAATACCTTTTTTTTATCGGGTTAGGTTCTATCTATTTCCAAGATGCAAACATGGCATGCTGACCACATGCTCCTTTGATATATATATAACTAATGACCATGAGGACAACATGACAAGCTTGCACCAAGAGTCACCTTGTATATTCCAATGTAGACTAGAGTCTATAGATGATATCGAGATGTGTATCTCATGTGGCCGTACACGTGATGAGATTGTCAACTGGCGTGAGTTCGATCATGTGCAGAAAGATATCGTGTTCAAGTTATCCAATGAGCGCATGCTGAAAAAACTGGGAAAAATTTGAGTGAGGGGGAGAGACACAGAGACACCCCCCCCGACCCCCCAAAGGTGAGTTTTCCACAAGTTATCCACAATGCATTCCTGTAGACTGTGCTTAGATATCCACAGGTTTTGCACAGCTTACCTGGTTGATTATGTCATGATTGAGACATATAAATTAAACTAGTTATAACCAAACCTCTTATAAGGTGTTATGTATCAACCATGCTTAAACTATCCAGTATTTAACTCATGATTAAAAAAGATATTGACATTGAGATATCTTTCATGTTTTAATGTTTTCAACGCTGTAACAACAGCGCATTTTTAACAACCATGAAAGGTAACAAAATGAAAAAAATCACATTACAAGTATATACAGATCCCGGCCATGGCTGGATCAAGATATCATTAAACCATTTAAATAAACTTAACTTAATTGACAAGATAACCCCGTTTTCTTTTATCAATAATAAGCATGCATACCTTGAAGAAGATTGCGATGCATCATTATTAATTAAAACATTAGAAGAAAACAACGTTAGTTATCAATTCAGATATAACCATTCAAATACTAGCAGTAAGTTAAGATATTATGATTCATACAATATTAATCAAGCTATGAAAGGCATTTAATTATGAATAATGAAATAATATATCAAGGTAAAAGTTTAATAGACGGCGCGCCTATCGTTGTTGTTGCGCTTGCAAAAAGCAGCAATAAAAAGACCGGCAATATGGTACAGACTTATATAATAAGATCTGATATGGATCCGCTTGCAGCATCGAAAAGCGGCGCGGATTATTCTATATGCGGCAATTGTGATCATAAGGGGCTGCCTACTAACGATCCAAACAAAAAGCAAGCTATTAAAAGATCATGCTATGTCACGTTATTTCATGGCCCCTTGCAAGTCTATAAATCATTTAAGAAAGGCAATTATAAGTATTCTAAAAACATTGCAGCCTTAGGCGCTGGCCGCATGGTACGCTTAGGCACGTACGGTGATCCAGCTGCGGTACCGTCTCATATTTGGGATCAATTGTTAAAAGATGCAAAAGGCCGCACTGGATATACTCATCAAAGTAACATTAAAACCGCGGACGTACGTCCAGATTTAACCATGATTAGTGCGGATAATATCAAGGATGCGCGCATTGCCTGGCAAAATAAAAGGCGTACTTTTAGGATCATTACAGCTGTATCTGAAAAGAAAGATAATGAAATAATATGTCCAGCAAGTGAAGAAGCCGGTAAAAAAACAACGTGCGAAAGATGCAAACTTTGCAGCGGATCCGATATAAAAGCCCCGTCAATTGCCATTGTTGCGCATGGATCCGGCGCAGCATATATACACTGAAGTGATAACTAGCAGCGGCTTTTTCAAGGCTGCTGCTCGATTATCATTTGAGATAATCATTTTAATAACAACCATGAAAGGTATTAAATCATGAATAACTTTGATAGATATTTGAGCGACATAAACCCGCACATGCTAGAAGACATAGCACGTAAAAGACGCCTTAAAAACGCCATAATGGACGTTATAGGGGGTTTTATTTTGTTCGGCATGTTAGGTATAGGCTCTTATTTGGTGTTGTCTTATGCCGGATAACGATCAAACAACTTATGGGGGCTATGAAGACGGGCAAGATTGGCTTGACGACATAGCCATTGAAAATCACTTCCTTAATCAACAGGGTCGAGATACCGTTTTGAAGAAAGGGGGTTCTCATGATAAAAAAGACTAGCTTAATAGTTCTCGGCATCGTTATCGGTGCCGGAATCTATGATCTTGCAATTAATCTTAAGATATCTTATAATCAAGATACCCTTAAGGTATATTGTAAAAAGGGTGTAATGTTTAAACAGGTACATGAAGATGCAGAAGTATTTGTTAAAACACAATTAGAATGTATTAACGAAACCATGAAAGGTGAAGATAATGACAACACAAATAGAAAACAAAACCCACGTTAAAAGCCACATCAGGCAAATAATCAACTTAATCTTTGAGTTAGAAAGAACAGGTCAACTGGACATGCAAGACTGGTTCAGCATGATTGATGATCTTGATAACTTCTTAGAACTACTTAACGGAAAGGATAACCATGGTAGGTAAAGTCACACCGAACGACCAGTTATCAGCTTCTGAAGTACCTGTATTGATGGGTGCATCAAAGTTTATGACGGTCAATGAACTATTAAAACAAAAGATGGATGTTATCTCAGGCATTGAGCCACCATTCAATGAGAATGAATCAATGTTTTGGGGCAATACACTTGAGACAACGATCCTGAATGAATCATGTGCAAGGCTTGGGCTTGGCAATCCAAAGACTACACACACAAAACCATACTTTCACAAGTCAATACCCATCGCATGTAGTTTAGATGGCACTGTAACAGGTGACAACAGAACGATCATGACTGACATTGCAAAAGGGATTGTGTGCGTCAATGAGGACGAGATAGTGCTAGATGGTATGGGCGTTGTCGAAGCTAAACTGACTGCGCATGAAGTAGAGTCAGCAACAGAACTACCACTGTATCGTGGGCCATTACAGTTACAAATGCAAATGGACATTACCGGTGCGAAGTGGGGTGCTGTTTGTGTACTGTACAAAGGAACTACTCTAAAAACTTTTGTATTCAAACGAGATGAAGAAGTTATCCACAGGATCCATGAAGCTGTGATTGACTTTCAACGTCGACTTGATAAATACAAAACCAATGATGAGGTGGAATGGTATGACATGGAGTCTACCAAAGAAGCTGCATCGATCTTTGATGAAGCTGAAAAAGAAACGATCGAACTTGATGATGTAGAAGAAGATGTCAATAAAATCATAGAGTTACGTAAGATTCAAGCTGATGTCGAAGAGCAAATCAAAAACCATGAACTCAAGATTATGGATCGTATGCGTGACAATATGTACGCTGTATCAGGTCAATATAAAATCTCATGGCCGATGATTAACTACAAAGCAACACCGGAGCGTATCGTCCCGGCAAAACCGGCAAGGACTGTACGTCAATCTAAACTACGCATCAGGAGTATAGACAATGAATGATGAATACCTAGATGATGGACAAGAGTATTACGAAACTGTACTGCGCAAGGAAGAGTACAACCAAGATGTACGTAAAGACGCTAACACATTTATGGAACTCATTAACCGTCGTGTTAAAGATAAACGTAGACGTGTGGCACTAATATTAAACTACTTTGGAGAAGATTATGACAGAGAAAACTTTGGGGATTGCTAAGGCTTTTGTCGAAGCACAAAAAGAGTTTGCCCCAGCTCTTAAAACATCAACTAACCCACACTTTAAATCAAAGTATGTGGATTTAGCGGGATGTGTGGAAGCTGTGATTGATGCACTCAACAATCATGGCATTGCATTGATACAAAAGACTCATGACTGTGACAATGGCGTTAAGGTCGAGACAGTGTTTATGCATGAGTCAGGTGAACAGATCTCAGGTGGCATGATTCATGTCCCGGCAGATCGTCAGAACCCACAAGGTTACGGCTCAGCACTCACTTATGCTAGACGTTATTCATTGATGGCCGCATGTGGTATTGCACCGGAAGATGATGATGGCAACGCGGCAACAAAGTCAATGGCTGATCGACTACCACAAAGAAAGGTACCTGAAGAAGTAAAAAAGTACTAAGCCTCAATCTTCCAGGCAAGGATCCGATTGAGGTGCAAGACAAAGATGCCATGAAAAATACTATGATTGCAATGTCAAACAAGATTGGTAGTAGTTCATTGCCACCAAAAGATAAACATCAAAAGTTATCTGAGTTCTTTGCAGTGAACGAGAAAACACTACAAGTTCTTGGCCCTGATACATTCTTAGCTATTAAGAATGAGATAGGAGACATTCTACGTAGGATTGGGGGTGAGTGATGGACGTTACCCATGATCCTTTATATGAACGACTAATGGAACGCAGTTATGCAACTAATGACTGGCGTGCCAAGTTGGTGATTAGCGTCTTAGAAACAGCAATTCATGATCTACTAGGGTATCGATCACCTAAAGAATTAGTACGTGCCGCTGAAGACTTTATCTATAATGACAGCCCAATGTTTGATTTAGCAGTACAGATATTGGGTATGGATAAAGATAATCTAAGAGAGCGTTTAGCTATGATGAAGATGAGAGGTGAACGCATGCGTCGATCAAGTGACGGAAGTGGAGGTTTACGTGGATAAGAGAGACATCATGGTGTTTATCATCATTGGTGGCGTCGGGCGGCTCTTTGGGCCTGTGATCGGCGCGCTCGTGTTTGTCGGGCTGGAGCATTGGCTCGGCGGCCTCAGCGCGTATTGGCATATCTATCTCGGGTTGCTTTTGCTCGTCATCGTGCTGTTCGGGCGCGGGGGGATTGTCGGGATGCTTTCAGG